CACCCGTGTAAAAGTCGCGGCCTTCACCGCGCAATCTATGGAAATTCCTCACTAAAAAGCGATTGAACATAGCATGTTTTAACTATTTACACGGTTATTACCCACTATTAAAAGTGGGCCGAACTGGGGCCACCCCAGGTCGTCTCTAGGCGAAGGTTACACTCGGCGTACCGAGAAAATAAAACAATTGAAAATCGTCCCCCGCAGCGCACATATAGTGGTTTCTGTAAACAGCTGAACCATCATATGCGTGCGCATGGCCTCTCTCATCAGTTCTCGCTAGAGATCTCGAGATATGAAATCTTGCGTTTGAATAGTACGGCGCTTCCCACTCTAAGACAGGGTTGTAAACACCCGTCACAGCGTCGGAGCCGTTCCATCCATATCCAATGATATCATCTGACGAAATTCCTGTATCAATTTTGTACTCAGCTTTATCAGTGAGTCGCACCGCAGAAATTCTGGCCGTCGAATTTCTGAAGTCTGGAATCGCTTTCCATCTAGTCGATCCCCTCTTTCCGAGAAATAATACAGAAATCCTTGTCAAAAGGGTTTCTCGGAGAGATGTGTCAGGTTTGTCCCAATCATAAAAAGGAAATGTTGGGAAATGGTAGCTATCTATCGAGTCTGACGTAGTGTCGACGACAGCGTACTTAGTGTAACGTTTTAAAAGCGCTCGCAGCGAACCTACAGTCTCACCAAAGAAGACCAGATCATCGTGATGATAAGTCTCTGGTTTTTCTAAAATAGTGATTTCAGGATCAGTCGTCGGTGCGTGCTCATTTTCACGTTCTTCACCAGAATGGCCAACGTACGGTTCCTCACCGGATTGCGCAACGTACCCTGATACCATGTAGTCTCCCATGATGTTGACATACTTGGTACCATAAGGTTCGTAAGGAAATCCGTCTGTGAGCGTCGCAGGATATACTGTCTCTGCCGCGCCTCCGCAAGGCTCGATCTGACTGTCCTCATGCCATTCATTCCAAGAATTAGTACAGAACCAATTGTTATCACTTTGAATCGAAATTCCTTCCAAATGTGTCAGATGGCTCTTATACAGACTTCCCTCATCAAAACCGGCAAGAGCTCGGCTAAGAGCGGGATGATCCGCGTCAAGTCTCACTCCGCGATCATTATATCCTGGACTTACCGTCGGGTTACAATGCACTGACGGATTTTTTAAGCGCCATTGACGGTAATCCAAATGCAAATTGATAACATCTTGGTCCGTAATAGCGCCCTTTGCGCCCTGTCCATACG